CACTGTATCTGCTTTTTATCCGCATCCAGTATCACCACCTGCGTGATTACCCTGTCCTGCTCCGGGATAATGCCATTCTCATCGGACTCCAGAATATCTGCCGGTCCCAGTCGCAGCTGTGCTGTAAGTAACTCCCCGTTTTCACGGTCATCATGCTTTCCGCAACCGCACAGACGCTGCATAAGTTTTTTTAGTATGTTCATGTCATTCTCCTGTTCTGCCTGTATCACTGCCCACTTCATCCAGTCCCTTAACATCCTGCCATGGCCCGTCACCAAACCTGACCTGCAAATGCTGAAAAAAACCCTGAACCCGTGTGGCATCTTTGGGGTCAAGAAAGGTCAGTCCGGTGATGAGTGCGCCATCTGTATCCGGGAACCAGCCATTGCTGTTTGTCTCAATAATGTTTCCCGGCCCCATACGGAACCGTATTTGCGTCTCCCCCGGGTCGCCCTTCGGCCCCTGAGGTCCGGTTGCCCCTACCGGGCCAGCCGCACCTGTTTCTCCTTTCGGTCCCTGTGGGCCTGCCGGGCCTGCCGCACCGGTATCTCCCTTTGGACCCTGTGGACCTGCATTTCCCGTCAGACCGGTCTCTCCCCGCTCTCCCCTGTCACCTTTCGGCCCCTGCGGGCCTGCCGGACCAGCATCACCTGCCGGTCCCCGTTCGCCGGTTGCCCCGACAGGGCCGGTGTCACCGCGCTCTCCCTTATCACCCTTCGGCCCAGCCGGACCTGCTGGCCCCGTGTCCCCTTTATCTCCTTTCGGACCGGGAACACCACCTCCTGCTGCAGCCTCTTCTGCCTTTGTTTTCGCTTCATTTGCCACATCCATTGCCGCTTTCACCGCTTTCGGGGTGGCAGCCTTCGTTTCATCATCACTGTCCGTTGCGCTGCTTAACTGCACAATTCCCTTCTGTGCCGTCGTTGCATCAGCCACATTTGCAGCGCTGCCTGCCGGGCCTGGCTCTCCACGAGGTCCCTGAGGTCCGGTCTCTCCTCGTTCGCCTCTCGGACCTGCAGGACCAGGTTCACCTCGGGGGCCAGTCTCCCCACGCTCACCTCGTGCTCCCATCGGTCCCTGTGGTCCGGCTTCTCCTCGTTCGCCTTTAGGACCTTGCGGGCCTGCAGGACCTCCCGGATCACCTTTCTCGCCTTTTGGCCCCATATCCCCCTGGTCCCCTTTAGGCCCCCGCTCTCCGGTATCCCCCTTCAGGCCTGGTATTCCCTGCGGTCCTCGCTCCCCCTGTTCGCCCTTCTCACCACGCGGACCAGCGGGCCCTACAGCCCCCTGAGCACCAACGTCACCACGCTCACCTTTCGGCCCTGCGGGCCCTTGAGGGCCCACTGGACCTGTTTCGCCTTTAGGACCGACATCCCCCTTCGGACCAGTTTCTCCCTGAGGCCCCCGGGGCCCCCGTGCATTCTCAGCCATACGTCTGGCCTCTTCAGCACTGACAGTGGCAGCCTCTGCCCGCTTAAGGATCTCTCCGGCGCTCTCCTGCGTCAGCCTGGCCTTTTCAGCATGCTGTCTGGCTTTTTCTGCATCAGCTCCGGCGGCTTTTTCAGACTCTCCGGCACGGGTCGAGCTTTCCTCTGCATTCCCCGCTGCTGTGACTGCACGGGTCGCAGCCTCAGTGGCATCAGTCGCTTTTTGTCCGGCTTCAGCCGCCCTGCTGGTTGCCGTCTTTGCACTGTCAGATGCGCTCTTCGCACTGGCTGCTGCACTTTCTTTTGACTGTGTGGCCTGAGCGTTTTTTGTCGCCGTGTCTTCATTCAGGCGACGAATAGTGGCAAGGTCATCAGCCACATTATTCTGTATCTGCCGGAAATCTGTCAGCAGTTCTCCGGGTATGCTAACCTCAACAAGACTGCGGCGTAACAGCATATTGAGCGTCACCGTACTTTCGGTCCCCTCAATACGCACACGTCCGTAGACAGCAGTCTTCCCTTTCACCGTCACCGAAACCGCATACTCCCCCGGATCCATCGTCATTCCGTAATATCCACCTTCACGGGTCACTGCCGACGCACTGGTGCCGCTGAGCGCATCCGGTGAAACTGTCAGCGCCGTCAGGGTAATATTTGCTCCTGATATCGCCTCACCATCAGGAGATTTCAGCGTCCCCGAAACAACAACACTCACACTCCACCTCTGTTAAACACTTTTTTACGGGCAGACAATGCACTGTCTGCCCCCTGTTTGATCCCAAGTTGCTCAACAAAACTCTGATAATGCTGCGCAGCCAGCCCCGATTCTGCGCCACCGGCAGCATCCTTACTGAAAGCGCGAAACAACATCCACTCCACCAGTGGGTTAACATAAGCCTCTTCCAGTGGAACTGGCGTATCATCGTCCTGCGTCAGAACATACTCTGCCTCCGGTATCCGGCTTACCACTGCATCAATACTTATCTCTTTGTCAGGAGCAGGAAACAGCCAGAATACGCGCGGGGACAGGTCGTTGCTGATAAAACATTCAGGAATACCCTTCATTGTGGGCCACTCAGGATACTGCGCATCCAGCACCTCCCGGGATAATGGTCTGACTGCACTACCGTCACTGAGGCATATCACGTCAAGAAGTTGTATTACACCATCGGGCAAAACCTGACGGGCGCCAGGAACACAACTGATTGTTTCCAGGCTTGCGCCAGCATCCGGTCTCGCCAGAATCACTGCCCTCACAGCATCATTGTAATAATCGCACAATTCCTGCAGGGGCCAGCGAACCATCATCGGGTCAACCAGTTGTGTATTCACACGTCCGATGATTTCTGTAATCGTCGTCATCAGAAAAACCTCTGCCTGCGTACAGGATTGCGGTATGAGGAGTACGGACTTGTCGCCAGTGTATCGCGATATGCCCGACGGATACCCTCAGAAAACTGCACAGAGAAATACTGTGCACGCGACGGGTCTGACCATGAAACCCCGGTCTGCATAAACAACCGTTCAAGCGCCCCTGCTGCCACCTCTTCAGGCCATGCCCGCAGTTCATCCGGCACCTGACGGCTCCCTGCTTTCGGAGCAATGGCATAAAGCACACTCACTTCTCCGGGCGAACAGGCAAAATGCATTACCCGCCCCGGGCGGATTTCCACATCATGACCGGCAAAAAGCTCACGCCCGTCAGCGAGGAGACGAATAATATGTACGCACTCTTCATTCTCCGCGTCATATGGCAGCACACAGTCCTCTCCGGCTGACGGTGACAACGTAGCCTCACGGCGGCACAACAGGGACTGACGGCAGAATGCCACTGCCGACATGGATAACGCATCCGTCATCATAATGCTCAGTGGACCGCTGATATGACGACGGACATAAGGCAAAAAATCAGTCAGTTCCGCCATGTTGTTCAGTCTCCGCAACACGACGGCGAAATGCCTCACGCACACGGATACGGAATGCATCAGCCGTTTCTTTCGGGTCTTTGTGAATATTCAGCTCTTCTGCCTCACACAACGTTGCCAGCCGTGCTGAGGTGAGCTTACTTAAATCCACATTCTCTCCATTGACGGGAACAACAAAACTGCTCTCCGCTTCTTCCCGCGCGGCAAGCGCTCTTTCCTGTTCCTGCTGTGCCTGCCGCAACTGCCCATCCTGTTGTTGCTTTTTGAGCACACCATCAAGCTCTTCATGACGAATCCAGACTTCAGGAAAGGCCAGCAACTGCCAGGCGAGCGCACTGTCAACATGCACCGGTTCAAGGCGCGGGAACAGTGTACGACTCCCGGTAAGGGTATCCTTTTTCACGGGTTTGGGGCCGATATAGACAACGGCAATTTTTTCGCTCATATAATTCCCCGGATAAAAAAGCCCGCATGACGCGGGCCGGAAGGTTTATATCAGTAACCCACCACGGTATAACGCAGCAGAACATTCAGGGTGCCGGTTGCAGCTGCTGTCTTAATGGTGACCGTAACCAGCTCTCCGTCACGCTGTGTGGTGTACGGCTCCACTGGCACATACTTGGTAAAGCTGGCAGTTACTGCACCACTGTCACCAATGAGTTCATGTTCGCCAGATTTAACGCTGACAGTTGCTGTGCCGCCAAGTCCCTTGGTAGAAACCAGCTGTAACGCATTAATACGAACACCGATCGGCAACGAAAGAAGATGAATAACACTGTCCGCTTCCGCAGCATTCACAGTAAACACACCTTCTGCCACCGACTCATTACCGTGCGTACCCGTATAGACCCGTTCACTCAGTGACGGGGCAAGGATGGTCTTTGCCATAATTAATGACTCCTGAAAAAGCCGGGCGATAACCCGGCATGAGGAAAGGAAAAATCAGAGCTTCACTGCGGTATCAACAGCAATCACACCGTGATCCTGCATCCTGCCGCTCTTCTCCGGGAAACGGATTTTTTTCAGACCGTTGATCCAGCTGATTGCTATCTCAGTACGGTTATCCATATCCGTTTTCTTCTCAACCATGTTGAAGTGACCGCCGCCCTTCTGACCGTACGCATTCGCCAGTGCCTGAGCACCCAGCAGCATGGCGCGGTCAATGTTGGTTGCGGCCTGCTTCTCTTCTGTGGTTGCCGTCAGGTCGTTTTTCGATACCAGAACCTTTGACCCCTGATAGAAACGGATCGGCATCCCCGCATACTTGCGGACCAGGATATTGCGCCACATCGCACATTCGCCTTTGAACAACGGATGATTAAACCCTTTTGAACGGTTCACGGCACGCGTCATCATCTGGTTCCAGTCCTTGCCGGAAGTTGAGGTGTACCAGTCATTCCACTGACGCGGCGTAACGTACAGGACGTAATACGGATCTTCGCCATGCAGTTCATCTCCGGACAGACGCACCGGCTGTAACGGATGGGCCATCTCGTCAATAAACAGCGAGAGATTATCGACCAGCCCAAGGGTGAACAGGTCTGACTGATCAATACCGTCAAAACTCGTCGCATCACCACCAAAAAAATGACGGTCATACGTCGGCGGCAGTACGTCGTTGATCATGATTTTTTTGAATTCAGGGTGATCTGCCGTTGGCAGAATGGTGTCGTCAGCAACAAAATCACCGCGGGCACCGGCAAGATGCACTATCGCACACTGGTCCTGCAGGTCGTTAAAGTACGTACCCAGCAGCGTTCTGGCAGAGGATGCCAGGTTGAACTTCGTACGCTGCTGGCTCATACGTCCGCCCGCATCCACCAGGTGACGGCCCTGATTAATTTTCAGGGAAAAATCAGCATGGCTGAGGTCTTCACCACGGCCTTCAACGCGCTCATCCCCCATCGTCGGACGTTTAGAGAGTTTGTGCATGATGCTGAACGTCACTTCATCACCGGCCTGTTTGTTGAGGTCAGTGATCCGTACAACCGGCGCACCCGCGCTGGTCTGCTTCGTGCTTTGCTTGTCCGGCGAAACCGCTTTTGGCGCTTCCTGCTGTTCAGTGAGGATATTGACCATCGAGCGGTTGCGGTTGGCAGCGGTAAAAAGCGCCACCTGATACAGCTTATTCGCCTGGGCTGATGTTACAGTCGTCATTACTTCAGTTCTCCTTCAGTAAGTTACCCGAGCTTCTCCAGAAGCGCGTCTATTTCAGCATTCGTCATACCGCGCATAATCGCCTCTGCCTCTGAATGAGAAGCACCAAGTAACCGTTCAAAATTATCACCGGTTCCGACGGAAGCCGTGTTGCCAAGCTCTGACGGGGAAGCAGGCACTGCCATCTCCCGTTCAGCGGCTTTCACTTTTTCTTCCGCCGTTTTCCGGATATCCGTGTTGTCTGCCTTGTCATCAGAAGGCGGCTCACTGGCTTCACCGAAAGCGAGCTGCGTACGGCGGGCCACTTCGGCGAAACGTTCAGTGAGCGGTTTGTCTTTCCATGCGGGGTCATTCTGGAGCTTCCCGTCGATGGATACGGCAACCGAGAAGCGATCCGGATCGGAGTTCTGCCACGTTTTCAGCACCGGCACGTCATTCATTGCATCAAGAACCGGTGATAAATCCTCACCACCATGACCTTCTGCCTGCTGTGCTGATTGCTGAACACGGGACTGGAGATAGTTATTTTTACGGATAAGCGAAGCCACCGCGTCGCCAATTTCCGGATACATCTCCCTGATACGGGCAATCTTCTCATCAGAGATTTTTTCGTTTTCCGGTAACGGTGCGGGTTTCATACCGGCCTGGTGGATCTGAGACGTCAGCAGTTCAACCAGGCGTTTTTCTTCGGCTATCTGTCCCCGAAGAAGTGCGGCTTCCTGTTCGGCCCGCTGCTTACCGGAACGTTCAGCCTCAAGGACTTCATAGGGAATGACGTGTTTACCATCGCGGGTGAGCACACCCTTCGCCTCCGGCTCCTTCACGTCCTGCGTCTGCTCAGCACTGGCATCCGGCGTCGGTGCCGCAGTGTTATCGCCCGTCTGTGTCTGTGCTGCCTCATCCGCATGATTTTCTGTGGCGGCCTCTGTCACGCCGTCCTGTTCGTGACCGTCAATATCCACATCTCCAAGCCCTTCCAGCATTTTTTCCAGTTGTTCCGGGGTTTCTTCACCCGTAAATTCAAAATCCATAAATAACTCCGCATGGTCTGTTTATCGGACAGATCCGAATGGTTGAGTAAATAAGGCTTATCGCTGCCCCCGCGAATAAGCGCACCGCTCCCGGAACGCTTATCTCCGGAGACAAAAAACCCCGTACGATGACGGGGTTCCGTTAAGTTCAGGATATTCATAGCGGCAATTCATGCATCCGCTGTTGTAGTGTATGTAGCATCTGTTGCTGAAGAGCTTCCTGCTCCTGTTCCATATTCTGTATGCCGGTAATGATTTCTGCCGTATGCGCCTGGTTGAGCGCATCCACATAACGCTGTCCCTGTGCCGCGGCGACATCCCGTTGTGCGCCAGCATTATCCCGTTGCGCAGCTGCCTGTGCCCTGGCAGCTTCTGCTTCCAGTTTAGCCACCCGGCCTGCCATTTCGCGCATCTGCAGTTCCTGTTGTTGCTGCTCCTGGGCCTGTTGCTGCTGAGCGGCCTGCTGCTCTTCCGGGGTCATCTCATCCGGTGATTTTGGTGTCCCCAGCGCCGCACGAATACGTTCGACAAATTCCTGTTTCTGCGGCACATCCAGAAGGTTAACCCACAGGTCGAGCACGACGGCCTGCACCTGAGGTGGCAGCCCCTGAATAACCTCTGACATTCGCTGTGCAAGCTGTGCCTTAAACGCCGGTGTCTGCTGAACAGGAGCCAGCGCAATATGTGTATTTAACCTTGAAATATCATTGGTCAGTTCACCATTATCACCTTCAGCATTGAGAACAATGGTCTGGCGACGCTGGCGATCATCACGATTAATCACCACCGCATGATTACGCCGCTTTTTCAGGCCATCGAGAAGATAAGCGAGCAACAGCCTTCCCACCTGCTGGCAGGCAAACTGGTAGTTATCGTTGATTTCGGCAAGGGTTGTGGCTCCCTGCTCCACCAGGTTGCTGATCGCCACGCCGGACGATGCATTTGAATCCTGCCCGAGAAATGCGGAATAAACCCCCATCGTGTCCTGGATAAGTTTTTCCGACTCCTGCATGACCTGAAACTGCTGGCTGGCAACCTGAAAATCCTGTTCAACCCGGAAAACATCAGCAACGCTTTTCTGATTTTTTCGGGCCGGATTCAGTTTAATAATGCCATCCGGACGCTCGATCTGCTCCATCAGCTCGTTGTCTGACAACTGGGTGGCATCCTCGTCCATAATCACGCGTTTGGCCTGAAGCAACCACGTCAGTTTTATACGACGAAAATTCACCTCATCCTGTGCCGGAATGGCCCGGGAAATCAGCCCGTAAGGCTCCCCGGTTTTATCCTTCCGGTATCCCCAGAAGGGAACCAGCGGGAACATCCCCTGCGGCGCACTGCAGGGGCGATCCACAATAAAGTGCGGTCCCACAAACCAGGCTTCACGAATACGACTTACCCGCCCGACTCTCACCTGCACCCGCCCGGATGCCACAGCCACCGCATGCATCAGATTATTTTTATCAAAGGCCACCACCCGTCCATTACTGAGTTCAATCACCGGAAGACGCTCGAATGTACGGTAATAAACCACCTGAAGCAGCACACGACGGCGTTCACGCTGAAGCCATTCGTTCTCCTTACGATCCCATGACTGATACTCTTCCCATGCACTCATCAACGGACTGGGCTGGCCTTCAGTAACCGTGGTATCGACAAAACCACGCCAGTCATCAATGGCATAATCGATAACCTGAGCCATTCCCGGGAATGTGGCTTTTGCCTCATCGGTATCCATCCAGCGGCGGCGCATCAGCCAGCGGCAGTCACTTAAATCAGCTTCCCGGCTGAGCCAGTCCCAGAACACTTCATTCCGGCTGACAGTAGACACCTTAAACTCAGGCCCGAACGGATCGCTGTTCCGTCTGACCTCCACCCAGCTGAGCCCCGCCTTGATTTGTTCCGCATAGGCATCAGAGCGGGCTTTATTCATATTGCCAAGGCGGCATGCATCGGCAAATTCAGCATTAATAGCTTCAGCCAGTTTTTCAGTTTCATCATCTGGCTCGTCTGACATCACCACCAGATCAGTCCGCGTTTTGGCCTCCATACCCAGAACACCATCAACGGTAGGCGCGATGAGGTTATGGATGGTCATCGGCTGACCGCGATCTTTCAGTACCTGAAGAACTTCTGGTGGCAACTGGTCACCATCGTAATACGCACAGGCCTTGTTTGCGGCATCGCGCCATTTAGGCTGACTGTCAATATCAGAACAAAGCGCCTGTAACTGGCGCTGAGAAAAACGCGGCGTGGCTCCGTTGTCGTTTTTCGTCGCCATGGTATTAGTTTCATTTTTCATCAGTGAGCCATCCAGTGTGTGGTTCTGCGTTTATCCGTTTTCTGTCTTACCCTCACCGGCATTCTGGCGCGCATCTCCTGGGCAATCATGTAGCTCATAAGCTGATCATCAAAACAGCCTTCCTGTGCATTCATGGAGCCTTTCGCGTCATAAACGTAGGTGTTCATTTCTGATAATGTGCCCGTCCAGCGGATCCCCGACAGGCCGTTATTCAGCAGCGTTTTCATTCCCTCAGTCAGGACCGGTTTACTCTGGCGGGTTGTCAGCCAGCCAAGACGGGGCGTATCGTCGTCATATGCCTGGTCAAGGTGCTGTTCGTTGTAGATATAACGCGTCGGATAGAGTTCCCGGAGTTTCAGGATAACGGCATGTCCGTGATTGTTACGCTCCGGCCCCACAAACGCGTTGTTGTACATACGGCAGACCTGCGCAATGAGATGAGCGAAAAGCTCCGCATCGAGATGACCAAACCAGTGGGCTACCTGCTCACCATTACTACATCTGATGATATCCAGCGATGAGCGGTCTCCGTGCTCCAGCCCCTCAGCGGTATCCGCTCCGCATACATACTCTTCATCCGGATCCGGTAGCTCCCAGACCAGCAGATAATTCATCAGCGTCCGGTGCTGTTCGGCTTTATTCCCGTCACGCAGAGACTGCGCTTTGGTCTTCGTTCCTGTAACCGGTTCAATGTCATAAACAATCAGCGGTGGCGAACAGAATGACTCTGCCTGCAGCGTGCTTTCCGCACTGAACACCCGTCGTCCGGACGTCAGAAACGCCTCCTGTGGTGTTGAGGGAAACTCCTGCTTCATTTCCTCACGCTGTTCAGTTTCCTTGCAGATGTACCAGTGTTTCTGCTCATCGGTAAGCGTGATGTTCATTGCTTTTTCAACCGCAGAAAAATACGCTGTTTTTTCCCGTGACAGCTTAAGTCCGCTTTCCGGCACTCTGGCGCTGTATTTGAGATCCTGCCACCAGGCGTAAAAATGGAATTTATAATCCTGTGGCGTCAGCGCCAGCCCTGATGCAGTGATTTCCTGTGCCCGGTTACTCATCTCGTAAAAATCACCACCCACACCTTCAGCAGTGGATTCATCAAAAATAATGCACTCATCAGAGACGGCATTAAGTGTACCGGTTCGCAGCTCTTTCGCCTTAGCCGGATATTTTGCGCAAATTTTGCCGTGCTCTGAGATATGCAGGCGCTGCACCGTACCTGAACGGAATGAGGTTGCCACCTGGATACTCGAGCCGTGCCCAAACAGGATATAGCCACCGCTGGCTCCGCTACGACGTTCAACGATGGTGAATGAGGCTCTCAGCCAGTCAGGAAGATGATCGAACGGTACAGCAATTTTGGTGCGGAAAATTTCACTGGCAGCCTGTTTATCCTGAGCGACAATCCCGCATTTGAGATGCGGTATGAATAATGCCTGGTCGAGAAGATAAATATCAATGGCCGTGGAAAACCCCAGCTGGCGTGCTTTCAGGATAATATTTTTATTGTGCATGCTCCGGAACAACTGGCGCTGCGCCGGTCGCATTCTGAAGGTGACCAGCTCACCTTTTTCGTTCTGTATCTTGTAGAGATGATTGAGCCGCCACCAGGGATTGCTCAGTTTAGTCATGATGAACAGACGTTGTTCGGCCTCTGTCATTTCTGACGGTTCATCACATCGCGGTTCATTCTTCCGGAATGTCATCCAGTCTCCCCGAATTACTCATTTCATGCAGCGATGACACGATGTCACTGACAGGCGTAACAACGCCCCGACGCTGGCTGGTCAGAATATCGGTTTCCGCTCTGAGTTTATCTCTGGCAGCGTTGGTTCTTTCCCGGTCAGCACGAAGTTTTGGTGCTGTTTCAGCCAGAACGTCCAGCGTCAGCAATGAGCGTTCAATTGACTCGATACGGGCAATATTCCGGTCAAGAGCCTGTTCAGCTTTGAGTATTTTGTCGTACAGAGCAACGCGGGTTTCCACGTCAGCCGCCTCTTTCAGGTCGGCGAACATTTTTTTCAGTGTTCCTGTTACTGAAAGTGCGCGGGCCCGGGTAAACACCAGTTCATCGGCAAGTTCCATTCCGACTGCATCATCTATGAGGTTATCTGCCTCGAGATACTTCGCGTATCCACGGTGTCTGACGGCGTGGGTGTTACGCTGAGAAAAAGCATTTGAAGGTGGCAAAAGTCTGGAACCACGAGTCCGTTTCGTTTCTGCCAAATTTGCGCATTTTTCATCACAACCATCATCGCCTGAAGGCTCGTCATGACTGGAGTTGCCGTCAGATTTCTGCGCACTTTTTTGATCATCAATTTGCGCATTTTTCTGCGCACTTTTCTCTGTATTTCTGGGGGAGTGTTTGCGCAGTTTAATGTACCGCCGAGCCGTGTCATAACTGATATTGTTCTGACGGCACCAGTCCTGAAGCTTTATGCCGGTTTTGACATGTTCGCGTCGAAATGCCTGCTCCAGCTTTTTCCAGTCCAGCTTTGCCATGTCACCTTCTGACGTTCTCTGTTAAAAACTGATGCACAATGACTGCTGTAAATTTTCAGATTTCACACAGCAGAGCCATGTCTGATTAATGTTTAACCTTATTTAGGTTATATCCGCTTCATTCCACTACAGCACCAGATAGGCTGCCTCGCGGATAAATGCCAAAGTCTCCTGATATAGAAACCCGTCGCCACATCGAGCGCTGATCAACATTTGTATATTCACTGCGACAGAAAGAATTTATTTTATTGAATAGTTAGAAATACAGAATTGCATGCTTTATAAGCATTGACGCACACTTCATTTTTAGCAATATATTCTGTTCTCATAGACGATCAGCCCTGCATGCACTGCCGGACACCGTCGGCAATTTTACAGACCTAAGAGGCAATACCAAAAAGCTAACGCGCTTTATCAAGACTTGAGCAACCAACCAATAAAAAAAGCACCAGTACCGCTACCAATGCCCATTTCGTCGTTGTTCACAGCATTCTGTGTACCCACTGTATTTCGCGTCATATCACCACGTCAGACAATCCTTAAGGATTACATAAGATTTACGCATAATAATGCCCATTTTCAACACAGACAAGGGAATTTATATGTTAAATCAAACGCTAACAAAATCTCTTCTTATATTTTTACTTGTCATAATCGTTTCTGTATCCATCATATACATTGTAAGAACTCCAGTCAGACTTGATGTGAACGATGTCACTGAGATTAACCAGAAACATCCCATTATTTTTCTCATCCGGCATGGGGAAAGATGCGATCGCTCCCAAAGAATATGTCTTTCAGCACATGAGGGAATCACAGTAAACGGAGCTAACAAAGCTCAACAATATGGAGATAAATTCAGAAGAATGTTTCCATACTACAGTCTCTATTCTACAGACACACTCCGAACAATGCAGACAGCCACTTTTTTTTCGGGAGGTAAGACAGCAACTATTCCGGACATATCGACATGTGATGATAACGCAGTAAATAATATCCTTAAAATATCAAAATCAGATCATGTTACTGTGATTTTCACACATAATCACTGTCTGTCCAGAATTGCAAAAAAAATGAATGGATGGAGATTTAAACCTGATTATATGGGCACACTGGTTCTGCATCGGGAAAATCACAATCTGATTCTCGACGGACATTTAAAACCAAACGAGCTTACCCAGTGATCCATTTGTTGATAATGCACTGGCATTGATTCAGGTTATATCTCTCCTCATAAAAAAGGCCAGCGATTGAGCTGGCTCTGTTAATCGAGGCATTGCATCCTGATGTACTCCTGCAGGTAGTTAACCTGCGCGGTTATCTTGTCGATTCCACTTCGGAGACGGTAATAATTGAGTTCAGCATCTGCTGTAAGTCCTGAGCTTTCTCCATCGCCCATGCCGCTGGCTCCGGTCGTTGACTTTGCACAGGTGGCGGCGACTTGCAGGCGCTTACGCCCAGCAGAAACATCAGCACGGAGACTTTCAATAGTCGCGTTAGCATCAGCAAGCTCCCTGGTGTATCTGGCATCGAGTGCAGCAACATCACGCTGGCGCTGCTGTATGTCAGCAATGGTGGCGTTCGCCTGGCTGAGTTTTGTCTTCGCATCATCTCGCTGCTCTTTGTAGGTGATGGCGTTATCACGGTAATGGTCTGTTGCCAGCCACAGCGATCCACAACCAAGCAGCAGGACAATAAGCACGCCATACAGCACACGATTCATATCACCACCAACGGATTGCCCAGACCAGAACAGCAATTGCCACAATACGAATGGCAAAAGCTGCCGCTCTTGTTAAATCCAGACTTGCTGGCGTCTCCACCTCAATGCCTTTCATAATGGACAACCTCAGAAAGAATCTTTTATACTTCCTCACAGGGAAAGAACCTCCCTACCCATAATTTCTCCCTTGCCTTATTCAAGGTCAGAAACACAAAACCCCGCTTGCTGCCAACAAACGGGGTTTTTACTTTTACTCACTTAAATTTTGCCAGTTCGCAGGATTTCGTGTTATCCGTTCGCGTTGGTCAACGGCATTTTTCAGCAGAATATTCTGCTTATCTGTCGATACTCCAGCACGCCAGCGCGCTCTCCTGGTCACGCCGCGATACCTGCCCGTAACAGTTATTTGAGCGGTTCCGACAGTCCCTGCCGCCGTCATATATCCATCGGCGGATTTCAGCACATGCACCTTTCCGGTCTCCTGCGTTCAGTTTCCGGTAAAACGTTGAGGTGAAGCATTTCGAAGGCCCGATGTTGTACGGACAGAATGACGCGATGCCCGCTTTCTGCGGTTCGGTCAGTGGCACTCTGATGTTTTTCTCCACCCATGCCAGCGCCTTATCACGCTCAATGGCGTTAACCCGGTCGCATTTTTCCTTCGACAACTTCATGCCCGGAACGACAGGTTTGCCATCCACCAGGATGGCACCGCGGCAGATAGTCCAGATACCCGCACCATCACGGTATGCCGTGGTGTGGTTACCTTCTTTTTCGTCAAGAAACTGGTCGAGGATTTCAGGCGCAGAAGCGCCCGCAGCAATCAGCGCCAGAACGACCGCTGATAAACCATAGCGGAATTTCCTGCTCATCAGCTTACTCTCCCCGCGCCGCCTTACGCCGGTCCTCTTTGATTTTGAAATACAGGTTAGTCAGGTACGTCAGCAGCCCAAACAGCAGACTCCCCAGCACGCCTATTGCCGCCCACTGAGACGGGGAAACCCTGTCCAGCAACTGCAGGAACCAGTAGCCCGTTCCCACCGCTGACGTGGTGTATGACACACCTGTTGTGATTTTTTCCATCTGGTACATACCCCGTCTCCCGCAATCCGGAAGCTCACAACAATATAAAGACCACCGGCACACACCGATGGTCCCTTGCGCATGCTTACATCATCATGTCGCTGTCAGGTGTAGGTTCACCGCCATCTGAAGCACTCCCGTCACCCGCGATACCTTCCGGCTCAGGAACCGCTGCTACGCCCAGCAGCTCATCCAGAATGGCATCCACTTCTGCATCAAGACGCGACTCAAGATTCTGGCGAAGTTTCTGTTTCAGTGCGCTCCGGACTTCTTCAGAGCGCAGGACTTCCTTCACTGCCTCTGCAGTGACCAGGGATGTGATTTCTGACATGGGATTTTCTCGCTGAAAGGGGTTGTTAAGGAGTAACGGGTTCTTCGGGTTTGCTTCCGGCTGACTGACTGGCGCTGATTTTCTCAGCGGCCCTTTTATCAATCTGCCTGCACCAGAAATCGCGCACAGCCCTGTACCCACCCGAAAGAAGATACAGCACACAGACCGCCGTACAGAAGTACAGCATCACCTGATGAATAAATGTCATAATTTCTTACCGTTATGGTTGACAATGAGAATTGTTTTCATTTAAAAAACCAATGTACGAAAGCATCTTTTCTTTACATTCTCCATTGGGATTACCTCCGCCAGCTTCCATTCCTGCCGCTGGCGGCTTTTTTTAGCAATTATGCGGCTGCTCCAGCTTTGTTTGCTTTAACTTCCACCGTATCAATAAGTACAGGGTAGGTTTCTGCACTACCTGTAATATCCGTAATGACAAACCTGTTGAGTCCATTAGCAGTATTGGCCCATTTCACCAGGTCAAACGCCTGTCCATCCACACCATCAAGCACCGGAGTAACATTAATGCTGTTACTGCCCTTAAATTTAAATGCAAGCGTATGCCAGTCATGGTCGAATGCGCCAAACGTGCCAAGTTCTTTTTGTTGATTAACTGTATGATGGTATGCAACATTAATACTGGCTTTATCTGTCTGGACAAAGAAAGAACTCAGATGGCCTTCACCACCCTCACCCTGAACCGCCCCGGGTTTCCTGGAGAGTGTTTTATCTGTGAACTCAGGCTGCCAGATCATCGTTTCCGATGGAAGCATAATAAGCTTTTTCTGCTTCTGCCGGAGGAG